TCTCGGTCTTGCAGGATCAGCCTTTAAGAAAGTGTATTACGATCCCAACCTTGGTCGGCAGGTAGCTATGTTTATACCTGCGGAAGATGTGGTTGTGCCGTATGGCGCTTCTAATCTGGAGACAGCAGAGCGTGTTACACACGTAATGCGTAAGACCAAGAATGAACTCATCAAGTTACAGGCACTGGGTTTCTATCGGCAGATAGACTTAGGTGACCCTGAAACGTTCCATACCGATATTGAAGAAGCTAAAGCAGAGCAAGGTGGTTACACACTAAATGCTGATGACCGCTATACCATCTGCGAGTTTCACGTTGATATGGTTATTGATGATATAGATCAAGATGATGAAGAGTTACAGATAGCTAAACCCTACGTTATCACTGTAGAGCGTGGCACGGGTGAAGTATTGGCGGTAAGACGCAACTGGAACCCTGACGATCCTTTGACACTTAAGCGTCAACATTTTGTCCATTACGCTTACGTACCGGGATTTGGCTTCTATGGTCTTGGTTTAATTCACATTATTGGTGGATATGCTAAAGCAGGTACTTCTCTTATCCGTCAATTAGTTGACGCTGGTACGCTAAGTAACCTACCGGGCGGTCTAAAAACCCGTGGCCTTCGTGTGTTGGGTGATGATGGACCCATAGGGCCGGGCGAGTTTAAAGACGTAGACGTGCCAAGTGGCAGCATAAAAGAAAACATAATGACCCTTCCTTATAAGGAGCCAAGTCAAACATTGCTTGCGCTACTTAAGCAGATCACGGAAGAAGGTAGGCGACTTGGCGCTATCTCTGATATGAACATATCGGACATGAGTGCTAATGCTCCGGTTGGAACCACACTAGCTTTATTGGAACGTACGTTAAAACCAATGGCTGCGGTACAGGCGCGGGTGCATTATGCAATGAAGCAGGAGTTCAAACTGCTCCGTGCAATTATTTCTGAGCACGCCCCTGAAACTTATGTATATGTACCAGATCGTGGTGAACCCCGTGCAAGACGTGAAGACTACGCGATGGTTGAAGTCATCCCTGTTAGTGACCCTAACAGCAGTACGATGGCCCAACGGGTGGTGCAGTATCAGGCTGTGCTGCAAATGTCACAGACAGCCCCACAGATATACGACCTGCCTCAGTTACACAGGCAAATGATCGAGGTGCTGGGCATAAAGAACGCAGACAAGCTAGTGCCTACTAAAGACGATATTAATCCTATTGACCCAGTAAGTGAGAATATGAACGTGTTGGTGGGTAAACCGATAAAAGCGTTTATTTATCAAGACCATAGAGCGCATATTGCTGTACACGAAGCGTTCCTTGCCGATCCTCAGATAGCCGCGTATCTAGGCCAAACTCCAGCAGGACAACAGATTGTAGCTGCTCTTAAAGCACATATAGGGGAGCACATGGCCTTTCTTTATAGAGAGCAGATGGAAGCTGAGTTGGGTGCGCCGTTACCTGCGCCTGATGAGGAACTGCCACAAGCACTGGAGAAACGCCTCGCAAGACTACTGGCTAAAGCAGGACAACAGCTTACGCAAGAGAAACAAGCTAATGCGGCACAAGCGGCTGCACAGCAACAGGCACAAGACCCTGTGTTCCAGATGAAGCAAGCGGAGCTACAGATTAAACAAGGTGAACTACAGCGCAAAGCGGCTAAAGACGCTATGGATGGTGCGCTTGAGCAGGAAAGGTTGAACCTCGACAAAGAGAAAGCAGCCACTACTGCTACATTGGAAGCAAACCGCATAGCCTCGCAGAACGAGCAAAGCGAAGCTAAGAAGGACTTGGAAGAAGCCAAGGTCATTATTGACATGGCTAAGACTGTAGGAGAAGAACGACGGACTAGAGCTGAGTCGGAAAGGGATAGGGATGAAGCTCTACGCGATGACCGAGAGGATAGATAATGGCTAAAACAGTCTTTCAGGTGCTTGAGGAAAAGTTAACGGACTTGCAAAAACAGCAAGAAGAATGGATGAACGGCGGTAGTGCTCAAGACTACGCCGAATACAAAGAATCGTGCGGGGTAATCCGGGGTCTAGCTGCCGCACGCAGAGAAATACAAGACCTCTCGCGTAACTATATGGAAGACGATGATGACTGAACCAGCAGTTGAAATGACGGCTATCGAGGCCAAGCGAAAGAAGAAGATAGAAGAACAGGAGCTTGAACGACAAAAGGAAGTGGTGCTAGACAAGCACATACCGAAACCTGTTGGGTATCGTGTGATGGTGGCTCTTGCGAATGTAGACGACAAGTTTGAGGGTGGTATTGCAAAAGCTACTCAAACCATAAGGGAAGAAAACATTCTCCAGATGACAGGTGTTGTCTGCGATATGGGGGATGAAGCCTATAAGGATAAAGAGCGTTTCCCTAATGGCCCGTGGTGCAAGGAAGGAGATTATGTGGTCTTTCGGGCTAATACAGGTACAAGAATTAGAGTGGGTGATGTCGAGTATCGCATTATGAATGATGATTCGATTGAAGCCGTAATTGATGATCCGAGTAAACTGACTCGTGCGTGAGGAGTAAATTATGCCAATGCAACAAGTGGAGTATGAGTTTCCTGACCCAGATAAGGATGAAAAACTACAGGAAGTAGAAATAAAGGAAGAAGAAGTAATAGATACCAATATAGAGGTAGAGGGTGCGGTAGGGCGTGAAACTATAGGGAAGCCCGATAAAAAGGAAGCAGCCGAAAAGAGTGAGGTTGAAATAGAAGTAGAGGATGATACACCCCCTGCTGACAGAGGGCGTACGCCTTCTGAACCTCCTGAAGAAGTAACTAATGAAGAATTAGAAAACTATTCAGAAAAAGTTAAGAAACGCATACAACACTTTAGCAAAGGCTACCATGATGAGCGAAGGGCTAAAGAACAAGCTACCCGTGAAAGAGAAGAAGCAATAGCGTATGCTCAAAAACTTGTTGAGGAAAATCAAAAACTTAAGGCAAAGGGAGATGAAAGCCATAATGCTTTGATTGAGTCTGCCAAGAAACAAGTCGAGTCCGAGCTTGCTTTTGCTCAAAGACAATACAAGGAAGCGTATGACACAGGTGATTCTAATAATATATTAAAAGCTCAACAGGATTTAAACCAAGCACAAATCCGCATGGATAAGGTTAACGGACTAAAACCCCGTGCTGCTACTCAAGAAGGAGCTTTACAACCAGCACAAAATAATGTTCAATCACAAGAACTTGCGACTAAACCGCAAGCTGCACCACGAGACGAGAAGGCTGAAGCATGGAGAAGTAAAAATCCTTGGTTTGGTTCTGACGACGAAATGACTGCGCTTGCACTAGGTTTGCATACGAAATTGACGAAAGAGGGCGTAAGTCCTCAATCGGAAGAATACTACGAGAGGATTAATTCTCGTATGCGACAAGTATTCCCCGATCAGTTTGATGACGGGATAGACGACGAGCCAGAGGAGGCTCCCAAGAAAAGATCAAGCAATGTGGTTGCACCCGCTACGCGGAGCACTGGACCTAAAAAGGTTCGATTAAAGCAATCACAAATAGCTGTTGCGAAAAGACTTGGGGTTCCACTGGAACAATACGCCAAAGAGGTTGCTGATTTAGCGAGGAAACAAAATGGGTGATACTAGTAGAGTAGATCGAGAGTTAGATACCAGAGTTACAAAAACCAGAAAGCGTTCTTGGGAAAGGCCAGAAGTATTGCCTAGACCTGAAAAGCAGGACGGTTATGAGTATCGCTGGATACGTATAAGCACTCGTGGCACTCCTGATGCCACCAATGTTTCCGCAAAGCTACGAGAAGGTTGGGAGCCAGTAAAAGCTCAAGACCACCCAGAAATCTTTACTGATTCTATTATAGATGATCGGTTTAAAGATAATGTTGTCGTAGGTGGTTTAATGCTTTGTAAAGCTCCCGAAGAGCTTGTCAAGGAACGTAATGATTATTACAAGCAGCAAACCGCTGCCCAAATGCGTTCAGTTGACAATAACTTAATGCGTGAAAGTGATCCTCGTATGCCTATATTTAACGATAGGAAATCGACGGTTACTTTTGGTAAAGGATAATTAGGAGTCTATCATGGCATCATCCGCTACCCCTTACGGTTTAAAAGCCGTAAATCTGATAGGAGGACAGCCTTACGCTGGTTCCACCCGTCAGATAAAGATAGCGTCCGGTTATGGTACTAATATCTTCAATGGGTCTATTGTAGCCATTGTAGCTGGCGGTACTATTGAAATCGTGACGACAAATGGAGATAACTCAACTCCATTTCCAGCAGGTACTATCGGTGTATTTGTCGGTTGTACCTATACTGATCCAAACACAGGAAACATCACTTTTAAGCAAAATTGGCCTGCCAGCACTGTAGCGTCTGACGCTATGGCTTATATTGTTGATGACCCTGATGTGGTCTTCCAAGTACAGGCCGATGGCGCTGTCACTCAGGCGGATTTGGGTCAAAATTGCCATTTGGCAGCAGTTCAGTCTACTAACACTGGAGATACTACTACTGGTAATTCTACTAGTGCTGTATCGGCTACAACTGCTGTAACCTCTGGTTTTGCTTTCAGAATCGTTGATTTTGTTGACGCACCGGGGTCTACCATTGGCGATGCGTATACGGATTTGTTGGTTAAATTTAATCCAGATTCGCATTCATACACTAACAAGACTGGAATATAAGGAGTTATTGAGATATGGCTATTTCAAGAGCGCAATTACTCAAAGAGCTTCTTCCGGGCCTGAACGCCCTGTTTGGTCTTGAGTATGCAAAATATGGTGAGGAAGCCGCAGAAATCTTTGAAACAGAGAGTTCTGACCGTTCCTTTGAAGAAGAAACTAAGTTGTCAGGCTTCGGAGCTGCCCCAGTTAAAAACGAAGGCGCTGCGATTGCTTATGATAATGCCCAAGAAGCGTACACTGCTCGGTATAACCACGAGACAATTTCTATGGGATTCTCAGTAACTGAAGAAGCTATTGAGGACAACCTGTATGATTCCTTGTCTGCTAGATATACTAAAGCACTAGCACGCGCAATGGCTTATACCAAGCAAGTTAAGGGAGCTGCAATATTAAACAATGCGTTTGATAGCAACTTTACTTATGGCGACGGTGTAGAGCTTTGTTCTACTGCACACCCTCTGGTGTCTGGTGGTACTAACTCTAATGAGCCAGCAACTGGCGCTGATTTGAACGAGACTTCTTTGGAAGCTGCGGTCATTCAGATTGCTGGTTGGACTGACGAGCGTGGCCTGTTAATAGCAGCCAAGCCTCGTAAGTTGGTAGTTCCCTCGGACCTTCAGTTTGTAGCGACTCGTTTGCTAGATACTGAACTACGTGTGAACACATCTGACAACGACATCAACGCCCTACGGCATAACGGTTCAATCCCAGAAGGTTACACAGTTAACCATTATCTGACTGATACCAATGCTTGGTTCTTGTTGACTGACGTTCCAAACGGTCTTAAGCACTTCGTGCGTACACCGATGCAAACCTCAATGGATGCTGATTTCGATACTGGTAACAGTCGATATAAAGCTCGTGAGCGTTATAGCTTTGGCGTATCTGACCCACTAGGTATCTTCGGTTCGCCCGGAGCTAGTTAAAGCTAGTTGAGAGAGGGGCACTTGTTGCCCCTTTTTCTTTGGTATACTATAAATCCATCCTGACTGCGCTCCATTGGGGAGGCGGCAGACTTTAGCCACGACAGGAGAAATATATGGCTACTCATCACAATACCCCCGTGTTGTACAGCGGCTATGCGGCTGGTTATAAAGACCTCCGTGAAATGCCAATGTCAATTAACCCTGATTACTTTTGCATAGAAGACGATTTTGTCTATGAGCTAGATACTGGTTGGACCACCGTAAAAGATTCCGGTGCAACTGTAGCTATCGTAGCTGACACTGTAGGTGGAGAGCTTGGAATTACTTCCGCAGCTACTACCGATAATGACGGTGGTTCTGTACAAGGCAATGAAATTTTTGCTGTTGCAGCAGATAAGAACATGTTTTTTCAGACACGTATTAAAAATAACGATGTAGATCAAACAGATATATGTGTTGGTTTTACCGTTAATTTTGCTACTAATCCAGAAAACATGCTAACTGCAACAGATCGTATCGTGTTCCAAGTAGACGATGGAGATGCTTCTATTCTGTGTAAGACAGAAAAAGATGGCACTGAAACTTCTACTGATTCGGGCATTGATATGGTTGATGATACTTACATCAAACTAGGTATCGCTTGTTCTGGAACTGGCAAAGTTGAGTTTTTTATCAATGACAAACTCGTTGCTACGCACAGTACAAATATCCCTGATGATGAAAACTTGGCTATAGCAGCCATGAGTTTATCTGGTAGTGCATCAGGTACTCGTGTAACTACTATTGATTATTTAATGGGCGCTAGAACTCGTTAATAGGGGGTAATTATGGCTACGGCTAAGAAAAAAGCACCCGCTAAAAAGAAAGCGGCCCCTAAAAAAGCTGCAAAAGGTGGCCTTGTACCCGGCACTGCTGAGTATAAAGCCGCTGTATTGCGGGGTGAAATTAAGGAGTAAGTTATGTCCAAAGGTGATATTTTCGCCATAACTCCCTCCACTAGTGCTACGTTGTTAAAAGCAGCGGCAGGTATTAGTGGTGCTGGAGCTGTTACGTTGCTTACTAATGATGTTAGTCCTAGTGGTACTGGTTATAAACTGTTGTTTACTTCTGCGGGTAACGATACTGGTATTACATTTACCATAACAGGAATTAAAGTGGGTAGTCTTACTGGTGAAGCTACTACTGAAGTAGTAACAGGAGCTAACGCTGGCACTGCTTCTTCTACTAATTTCTATACGGTGGTAACTAGTGTAGTAGCTAGTGGTGCTTCTGCGGGTAACGTAAGTATTGGTACTACAGGTTCGTTAGCGTTTGGTCGCACTAGGATTAAGAGTGTCTATTATGTAGGTGCAGGTTCTGCGGGGTCATTAAAGTTTAACCTTAACAGCGTCAGCGGAACTCTTCTTCTACAAGTTGATACTCCCGCGTCTGCTTCCTCATTTGCTGACAGTGTAACTATACCTGACGAGGGTATTCTTACTCAGCGCAGTAATAGTAGTAGTGACTTTACAATACTGACTCTAAGCAACATTACTAATGTAACGGTGTTTTGTGGCTAAACAAGCGGGCAGAAAGGGAACTATGAAAGGCCACACCATTAAAGGTGGTCATAAGCGTCCGACTAAATCTGGCGCAGGTATGACCAAGAAGGGTGTGGCTAAATACCGTAGAGACAATCCCGGCTCTAAGCTCAAGACAGCCGTTACTGGTAAAGTAAAGAAAGGCAGCAAGGCAGCAAAGCGGCGTAAGTCGTTCTGTGCGCGTTCTGCTGGTCAGATGAAAAAGTTTCCAAAAGCAGCTAAGAACCCTAATTCTAGGCTGCGTCAAGCAAGAAAACGGTGGAAGTGCTAGTGCCTAGTAAATCTAAAAAGCAACATAGGTTTATGAAAGCAGTAGCAAATAATCCTGAGTTTGCAAAAGAAGTGGGTGTCCCACAAAGTGTAGGACGTGAATACGAAAAAGCTGATAAAGGTAAAACCTTTTCAAGGGGTAAGACAGTGACTAGTAAACGGATGGAAGCAATTGAAGAAGAAGTAGAAGAAACGGAACGTGTTAAAAAACGTCGTCCAAGAGACGCAAAAGAAAGAATGGACAAAAAGCAAGAAATGAAACGCATCAGAGATGAAGAAGGACAAACCTTGCGTGACATGGGAATGAATAAAGGTGGCATAGTGCGCGGAGCTGGAATTGCTTCACGCGGTGTACGCCCTGCTAAAATGGTTAAGATGGGTTAGTCGTTATGATGAAGTGTAGAGGTATGGGTAGAATAAAACCTGTAGCGTTAAAGAAAGGTGGTTCTACTAAAGATGCCTGTTATCACAAAGTAAAGTCTCGGTACAAAGTATTTCCATCTGCTTACGCTTCTGGAGCTATTGCCAAGTGTCGTAAGGTAGGGGCTAAGAACTGGGGAAATAAGTCTTAGTGGCTGTTCGTAAAACAAAAAAGGGAGCTGCGTTAAAACGTTGGTTCAAGGAAGACTGGAAGGATGTGCGAACGGGCAAGGCTTGTGGACGACAGAAAGGAGAGAAAAGAGGTACTCCTTACTGTAGACCGACAAAAAGGGTGTCAAGTAAAACACCTAAGACTTCTTCTGAAATGACTACTTCAGAGAAAAGAAAAAGAGTTGCACAGAAAAAAAGGTTAGGACAACCAGCAGGTAAGCCAAGAAGAGTTCAAGCGGTTAGACGGAAGAAACCTGCTAAGAAAAAGAAATGATTACTTGGGACGAACGAACAGGAATAATCAAGGAAATAAAAGATTGGTCTGAACAGGTACTAGAACCAAGTAATCCAGAGTTTAACGATTTACCAGCTTGCCCTTATGCAAAAGCAGCGTGGCAAGAGCATAAAGTAAAAATAGTTTTTAAGTTTGAGAAAGAAGATTACAAGCAGTTATACATGGCACTTCATAATTGGAGTGATTTAAAGGACTTAACAATTATAGTTGATACAGAATTTATAAGAGACAATGACGAGTTTCATCAGTTTGTAGATAACGTAAACAAAGCCATTGCAGACAATGTTTTTAGAGATAGAGATATGTGGGTAATGGGCTTTCATCCTGATGATGGAGAGCAAGAATTATTAGATAGTGAAGCGTTTGAACCAGAAACAGATACTGAATACGCTTTGTTATTTGTGCAGCGATTATCTAAGTTAGAGAAAGCTGCCGAGAAGTTAAGACCTCTTGGGTACTACGATAGAAGTTTCCAAGAATATGATACAGAAGCAATGTACAAACTACGTACTAAATTTTATAGGAGGCTACAAAATGCCCGGAGCAAAGAAAGCAGGACCAGTTAGACGTATGCGTGGCGGTGGTATGGCAGGTAAGAAAGTCATGGGTATGAAAGGTGGGGGTAAAGCGGGCGCTAAAAAGAAAGGCCCAGTTAAAAGAAAGACTAAGAAGACTAAAAAGAAGAAGAAGTAAACTATGGCTACTTCCGGTACTACTGCGTTTAACATGGATTTCACTGAAATCGCTGAAGAGGCGTGGGAACGAGCTGGGCGCGAAATGCGTTCTGGCTACGACCTACGCACCGCAAGGCGGTCTATGAATTTGCTTACTATTGAGTGGCAAAATCGTGGGATCAATATGTGGACCATAGATTCTGGAACTATAAATTTAGTAAGCGGTACAGCTACTTACGATTTACCTGCTGATACAATAGATTTGTTAGAGCAGGTTATTAGAACTAACAGTGGTAATGTTAGTACACAATCTGATCTTACTTTATCGCGTATTAGTGTGGCTACGTATGCAACTATTCCTAACAAACTAAGTCAGGGTCGTCCCATACAAATCTATATAGATAGAGCGCGGGATAATCCTACAGCTACGGTGTGGCCTGTTCCCGACCAAGGCACTGCTGATTCCCCTACGTACGTATTAAAGTATTACAGGATGCGGCGTATACAAGACGCAGGGGCAGGTATACAAACTGCGGATGTTAATTTTAGGTTTCTACCTTGTTTAGTAGCGGGGTTAGCTTATTACGTAGCAATGAAAGACCCAGAATTGGTTACACGTCTCCCTATATTAAAAGCAGCTTACGAAGAAGCATTTGAGTTAGCCGCAGGAGAGGATAGAGAAAAAGCTACTATTAGTTTAATACCACGTTTATTCGGGACAAATTAAACAATGGGGCAAAGGTTTGCAGCGGGTCATAACGCATTAGCTATTTGTGATGTGTGTGGTTTTCAGTACAGACTAGGGCAGTTGAGAAGTTTAGTTGTTAGAGGTGTAACAACACAAGTAAAAGCCTGTCCTGAGTGTTGGAATCCAGACCAACCGCAAAATAAATTAGGGGAGTTTCCGGTAGATGACCCGCAAGCTCTTAGAAACCCTAGACCTGACTTTGCAGAACTAGCTGCGAGTAGGGCACATATAGAACCAATTGACCCTTCTATAGTTGTTGGGTTTGGTAAAGTTGGCGTTGTAACTATATCAGGAATAGTGACTAATACTTTTATAGTAACAGTTGCAACAGGCACAAACTCGTATGGAACGGGTAATAAATTTTATTTAGGAGGCGTGGTGAGTCCTACAATAGATTTAACAGAAGGACTAACTTACAAGTTTGACCAATCAGATGGTACAAACGGAACGCATCCATTACGGCTTTCAACTACGCCCAATGGAACATGGGGTGGAGGGTCAGAATATACAACAGGAGTAACTAAAGTAGGAGTCCCCGGAAATGCAGGGGCTTACACACAAATAACAGTGCCCGATCCAGCACCTACTTTATATTATTATTGTTCTGCTCATAGTGGAATGGGTGGTCAAGCTAACACACCGTAAGAGGTATTTAGAATGAAAAAAGAAAGTAAAAAAGCACCTAAGATTATAGAGCTTCCAAACGAGCCTACAGTTTATAGCCCCGGCACACAGGTCAATCAACCTATTAACATGAAGACAAGCGGTATAGAAACTCGTGGTAATGGTGCGGCTACTAAGGGTACTAAAGCAAGAGGTCCGATGGCGTAGTGAACTACACAGAGCTTAAAACCAATGTTAATGACATTTGTGAGCAAACGTTCACGGATGACCAGCTTGCTATGTTTACTAAACAAGCAGAGCAAAAAATATACACTACTGTTTCTTTACCTGCACTGCGAAAGAATCAAACAGGGTCATTAACTAACGGTAATAAATATTTAACAATGCCTTCTGGTTTTTTGTATGCTTACTCTTTAGCCATAATAAGTGGTAGTGATTACATTTATCTATTAGATAAAGATGTAAACTTTATGCGTGAAGCCTATCCTAACCCTGCTACAACAGGAGTGCCTGTGCATTATGCTATTTTTGACGAAACTAGCTTTATAGTAGGGCCAACTCCTAACGCTAATTTCGATGCAGAAATACACTTTGCTTATTATCCAGAGTCTATAGTAACTACTGGTACTTCATGGTTAGGCACAGAGTTTGATTCAGCATTGTTAAACGGTACTTTAGTAGAAGCAATTAGATTTCAAAAAGGAGAACCAGATATGGTGGCTCTTTACGATAATATGTATGCACAGTCGTTAGCGTTACTTAAAAACTTGGGTGACGGTAAATTGCGCGAGGATACATACCGAGGTGGTCAAGTTAAAGTGGAGACGGCTTGATGATAAGTTCTGAAAGCGTTGTGGAACTAGGTAACGTAAAGGTTACTACTATATCTAAGCGAGGGTTTACTCCCGAAGAGTTAGCTGAACAGGCGCTAGATAAAATAATTTATGTGGGTGGCAATAGTCATCCTTTGATTGTAGAACAGGCAGAAGCGTTTAAAAATCAAATCCGTGGGGTACTGGTTGAGTATATGAAACAAGCTATTCGTTCAGACCGCACAACTTTGGCAAACCAATTCCGCGATGCTGGGCATTCGGAACTTGTAAAACTATTGGAGATATAACATGGCAATAACAGTATCAACAGCAATGCCCACAAGTTTTAAAGTAGAACTACTTAAGGGGCTACATGACTTACAAAACGGTGCGGATACGTTGAAGATTGCACTACTTAAGTCAGTATCAGCAGGTTCAGGAACTTACGGAGCTGCAAGCACTAACTACTCTAACATCACAGGTAATTCTGATGAGGCAAGTGGTTCAGGTTACAGTGCAGGTGGTAACACTCTTACTAACGTAACTCCGGTTGCTTCTGGTACTACGGCTGTTTGTGATTTTTCTGACACTACTTGGTCAAGTGCTTCTTTTACAACATGTGGGGCAATGATCTATAACACTAGCAACAGTAATTCAGCGTGTGCGGTATTGGCTTTTGGTGGAGATCAAACAGTAAGTTCAGGGGATTTTCAAATCCAGTTCCCAGCTGCGGGTGCTTCTACTGCGATTATACGTATCGCCTAGAGGTCTTGAATGACTGATAAAGTTGTAGGGCTTGGAGCTACATGGGGCGCAGGTACGTGGGGCCAAGGCTCGTGGGGAAATAATGTCAATATTTCCGTATCAGCTACAGGAGCAATAGGCACTGTAGGATTCTCCATAGGAGGGTCTGTAATACCCACTGGGGTACAGGGGACTAGCGCGGTAGGTAGCGTTGTTATAAACCGTACTGGGCTTATAATCCCAACGGGTGTAGAAGGAACAGGTAGTGTAGGGGACGTAACTACTGCATACAGCAGCGTGCAAACACCGACAGGCGTAAGTGGTACGGGTGCAGTAGGAACTACTTCAATAAGTGTAGTAGATTCCGTAACTCCTACAGGCGTAAGTGGTACGGGTGCTATAGGTGCGGTTGCGCTTGTAGTAGGAGATTTATTTGTACCTACAGGCGTAAGTGGTACGGGTGCTGTCGGTACGGTTACTCCAGCTTACGATAGAATCGTATCTGTTACAGGGGTAGTTGGCACAAGTGCTGTTGGAGCACCTACTGATTTAGTGCTACCTGCGATAACTGGAGTGGCGGGGACAGGTGGAGTTGAGCCTGTTATTATCGCATTTGGTGGCTCTATAGTAGCTACAGGTGTAAGTGGTACGGGCGCGGTAGGAACAATAAGTAGAGGTGGTTGGACTACGATAGATGATTCTCAAACACCTAGTTGGGTAGATATAAACAAAGCAGCATAGGAATATATTATGGCTACTTATGTAAATAATTTAAGACTTAAAGAAATTACTACAGGCGATGAGGACGGTACTTGGGGTACTAGTACTAATACTAATTTAGAACTTATTGCTGACTCACTTGGGTATAACACTCAAGATTGTTTTGGTTCAGACGGTAACCAAACGACCACCATAGCGGATGGTTCTGCTGATCCTGCTCGTGCGCTGTATTTTAAAGTCACTTCTACAGCAACTCTTTCTACGACTAGGGAACTTACGATAGCGCCAAACACTGTTTCGCGGGTTATGTGGATAGAGAATGCTACAACAGGCAGTCAGACCATAACCATAAAGCAGGGGTCAGGAGCTACTGTAAATATACCTACAGGGCAAACTAAAGTTCTCTACTTAGATGGCGCAGGATCAGGAGCTGCTGTTGTAGATGCCAATGCTAATGTTGCAGCTGATGGAGTGACTTCGGTAGCTGGAACTGGAACCGTTAACGGACTGACTCTGACAGGTACAGTAACTAGTACAGGAAACTTAACGTTAGGCGGCACACTTTCGGGAGTTAGCTTAACGGCTGCTGTATCAGGCGTATTACCATTTGCTAATGGTGGTAGCGGTGCAGTTGTTCCTTTATTAAAAGGCACAGGATATTCAGCGGTTAATAGAGATTTCATAGTTGTAACTACTGGAGGTATAACTATAACACTACCCAGTGGCCCTTCGGCAGGAGATGCGATAACTATTAAAGCAGGTTATACCGCCTCTTCAAGTAGTTTTACAGTTGCCAGAAACGGTAGCAATATAGCGTCAAGTGGCACTGATTTAACGTTTGACAAAGACTTTGCTCAGATAACCATGACCTATATAAACGGGACTATTGGCTGGAGTGTGTAAATGGCTAATTTATCTGATCTTCTTCCTCAAGGGGGAGGGCAAAACAACACAGACTTTGTAGCCGATGGCAATATCAGCGCGGGTGCGCCTGTTATTCTTACGAGTGATGGGAAAGTAAGTGGGATTTCAGAAACTGCGGGGAGTATGGGAACTCCTGACGACCAAGGAACCTCTTACCAAGTAAGTGGTACTTCTGGTGCGGCTTATCACATTACCAATAATAGTATTATTTTATGTTGGCCCGCAGGAGCTTCTAATTATTACCCTACTGCTGCCGTAGCCACTATAAGTGGTACAACTATGACGATGAACTCTCCGACAGTAATTACTTCAAGTGGCACGAGTTTTTGTAGATGTGTGTATGACCAAACGCAAAACGTAGTGGTTTTTTATTATAAACTTAGGGGTGGCTCTTCGATAAAATGTAAAGCTGCTACAGTTTCTGGAAGTACTTTTTCTTTTGGTAGTGAAGCATCTGCTTTTTCTGGTTCTAGTTATGGTGATGCCAACGAAGGCGATATATCTAATTTAGACGATTCAAAGGTGGTTATTTGTTGGGGGAATGTATCAGGTTCATCTGCACAAGTAGTTAGTATTTCAGGGACGAGCTTAACTATGAATACAGCAGTAAGTGTATTCGGTGGTAATACTATTCCTTTGCGTATGGCAAGTGGCAAAAAAGGGGAATTTGTTTGTGCAGGTGGAAGTACAAGTAAGATGAGTTTTGTTGCTTGTACGGTGAGTGGTACGACAATAACGGCGGGAACAGCAACTGACATATCTGGTGGCACTTCACAATATAATGACATAGCTAGTGGTTTTTGGAATGGGTATACCTCTCCAGAGTCTACTTATATTGCGGCTTATCACGATCCCGGAGCTTCGGGAGGTACATCGCTAGCTCGTGTAATCACAGTTTCAGGAACAACACTTACTCTAGGGGCTACAACTTCTTTAACGGCTGACCCCGATTACAACGAGCCGGCAATGGGTTGGGGTGGTTCTGCTACACAAGCCGTGTATTATTATCGTAGTAATTCCTCTTCTAGTGACGGAAAAGTGGTCGAGTTGAACTATTCAGGAACCACTATTACTGAAGGCTCAATTACCACAGTAGGTTATAAAAACTATAGTAATTGGGGTGTGACTACAGATCAGTCCGTAAAAAAATCTATTGTGCTTTATATGGATGGGTCAAACAGCGATGCAGCAGAGGTAAATGTTTTTAGTCCTACATCAAGTAACCTCACCGCAACCAACCTCTTAGGTCTTGCCCCATCAGCCATCAGCGACACAGCGACAGGCACGATAAACACTTGGGGTAGTAGAAACGAAGCGCAGTCAAGTCTGACGATAGGTAGCGATTACTACGTTCAGACAGACGGCACTTTATCCACCGATACAGGCGGTCAGCTAATCGGCAACGCGATCAAGACAAACCAGATTAATATCAAGGATTATACGGGATGACGAATCTTAGCGATCTTTTTCCTGCGGGAGCGGGGAAGCAAGTTAGTTTTACAGCCAGCGGTAACGTCACCTCGTCTGGTAAGCCTGTTATCTTGAACAGTGATGGGACAGTGAGTGAGGTAGGTTTGAGCGCCGCTGCACTTGATTCAGTTGAGGGTGAGTTTAATGACTATAGTTCAAGCACTTCTGCTACTAGCGACACCTCTTCTGTAAGAGCCGTATACAATCCGGATCAAGATAGGGTTTACTTTTTTTGGCATTATGGCTCGCAAATTTGGTATTCTTCAGGCACTTACAATGGCACGTCTTGGAGCTTTACCTCTGCTGTAAATTCTACGGTAGCCTGTTCCACCGCCGTAGGTTTAAATATTGACGTAGCTTATGACAGCTCTGAACAGAAAGGCATTATTGTTTGGGAAGATGGAACTGGATATGCCTCTCGTTCTGTACGTGCTGCTCTTTTAACTTTTTCATCGGGTACGGTTACTTGGGTAGATAGCGGTACTCAAATTAACTATTATTCTTTGGGGCCATCTGTTGCATCTGACAACAACGGCACTTTTATGGTTTTTTGGGAATACTACCCGTTTAACGAAGCAAATGTTACAAAAGGGACTATATCTGGTTCGACTGTTACTTACGAAAGTAGGAATGCTATTAATTCTAACAGCGGTTATTATTCGTCCAACTACCCCGCTATTTATGTTGCAGAGAAAAGCCGATATTTAGTACAAACTTTTAACTCTTCAGGGGGTGTAGTTTGTAGCGTAATAGAAGACAACGCAGGAACTAATCCAACAGTTCAATCAAATACCAATATAACTAATCTTACTCGTTCAGAAGCAAAAAGTATCGCTTATGATGCAAGCGCTGAAACAATTATGGTTTTTGCGGAAAATGGGAGTACTTATCCAACCGTTCAGGCTTGCACATTTACAGGGACAAATAACGCTGTTACTCAGGTAGGGTCGGCTGTTGTCTTAAAAAGCGCGACTATTGCCAATCAACTTTATTCTTTAAAATCTCAATATAATAGTGATGCAGCTCAAACACTTGTTACTCTTTCTTTTTCAAGCACTAGCACTCCTTCTCAGTACCTCGTTCTTTCTGGAACTACCCCTACCATTAGTGTCAGCCCCACTGATTTATACACTGACACCACGAATACGTTTCAGGACTTAACAGAAGGCCCAACAGGGACAGGTAGAACTTATATAGCCGTATACGGTAGTCAAACAAGTGGCAACTTTGTTCTTTGGGATGGGTATGCACAAACTTACACTATGCCTATGACAAATGTCACCGCATCTAACTTCCTCGGCATATCAGACGAAGCCATCTCAAGCGCAGCCAGTGGAAACATAACAATCAAAGGCGGCATAGCGGCTACAGGTTTGAGTTCGTTAACTCCTGCAAGCGATTATTACGTTCAGGATGACGGGACAATATCGACTGTCAGCAGCAGCGTCAAAGCGGGTAAAGCCTTGTCAGCCACCGTTTTAAATCTGGAGTATACATCGTGAGCAATTTATCTGATCTACTTCCTGCGGGAGCGGCAGCCAAACAACTGACCTTTACTGACAGTGGTAGCGGTATCTCTTCAAAAGCGCCAGTAGTACTTAATAGCGATGGTACAGTTTCTCCTATTACGATTGGTGCTGATTCCGCAGGGACTCCTGTTTTTTTTAGCGGCAGTTCTGCTTCAAAAACACAAGGAGGTATGGCCTCTAACGGCAGCGGAGAAATTCTTTATGCGTATAGAGCCAATAACGGTTACGGTACAGTGCAAGTTGTTAATTACGCCACGCCCGGAGGAAGTATTACTTACGGAACTCCCGTGACTTTTTTAAGTTCAAGCACTGGCGGTTTTTCTTGTGCGTATGATATACAAAGTGGTTATTACGTTATCGCGTATACTAATAGCGGTAGTAATTTTGTGGGTGAGTGTCGGTGTGTGTCGGTGTCTGGAACTACCCCTACTGTGTATTCAGCGTCTTCGCTTAGTTCCTACCCTTATCAAGTTAACCGTACTGATTTAGAGTATGACCCTACACAGCAGATGACATTTCTGGCTTATGACTATAGTTATGATGATGGGTCTAGCTTTTTTTACGCAGGTGGTCAAGTAAGGTTGGTTCAACCTTCTTCCGCTTATAACCCTCCGACTCTTCATGGCAATTCAGATGCGGAGGGTAGTGGGTCATGGACTTTTCTTGGTCGTGCCTCTATGGTTTACGACCCTAGTGTCTCTAAAACAGTTATTCATTTCTGTAATACTTTAGGCAACGCATTCTCTAAAATTATATCGGTTTCTGGAACGTCATTAAGTTTCAGTGCAAATACGGCTTTTCATTCTGGGTATACCACAGACCCTACTGCTACTTATGACTCTAACCAAAACGCACAAGTAGTAGCTTTTAGAGATAGCAGTAATAAAGGGTACGTTGTTGCAGGAACAACAGGAGCCTCCAGTATTACTTATGGCACTGACGTAGAGTTTGGTGACGGCAATCAAGTCCACTCTGATTCCAATGCTTTTGGTGTAGCTTATGATGCCAACGCTCAAAAAGTAGTTATTGTGTATGCAGACGATGATGACAGCGATAATGGAAAAGTAGTCTTCGCAACCGTAAGTGGTACAGCCGTTACTGTAACAACTCCTATCTATTTAGATGGTTCAAGTGGAACACCTGTCAGGCAGTTTGCTAGTGTTTATGATGCAACAGGCAAGCGTGTCATTGTTAGTTATACATTTAACTCAAACGACTCGACTAGAAATAATGCAGTTGAACCCGGAGCGACTAACCTAACAACGGCCAATTTCGTAGGCGTAGCCGACAGCGCAATATCAGCCAGTGCTGCGGGTAGCGTGATCGTGCAGGGGGGTACGGTAAGCGGGCTAACTGATCCGTTTGGTACGGTCACTCCGACTTACGGAACTCCTGTAACTGGTTATACGTCTGCCGGAGCAGAAAATTACGGGATGGTTTATGATTCGACTAATAACCGATTAGTCGTTGCTTACAAAGACGGTAGCAATTCTGATTATGGTACAGCAGTCGTAGGCGAATTGTCAGGTACTTCTATAACTTGGGGTACGCCTGTAGTTTTTAGCAGCACTGCAAGTGGGGATAGTGGTTTAGCTTTAACTTTTGATACTAACGTCAATCGTGTCGTTATTGCTTACCGTGATGGTGGCAACTCTGATTATGGTACGGCGATTGTGGGGGCAGTTAGCGGAAGTGGTTCAGGAAGCACCATAGCTTTCGGTTCAGCTACAGTGTTTGAAAGTGCTAACAGTTTTTATATTGGCGCAGGATTTGATCCCGTTGAAAACAAAGTATTGTTGACTTATCGTGACAACGGCAATTCCAACTATGCTACTTACATCATCGGTACTGTAACAACAGGGCCAGATGCTATTTCTTTTAATACCGCAGCTACTCTCAACGGCTCCGATGTAATGGATTACAATGCAAGAAATATTGCTTTTGATACTTCACAAGGTAAGTTTTTAGTAACTTACACTGTAAGCGGGGTATTAAAAGCAATGAATTTAAGCATTTCTTCTGGTTCTGGTACGGTTGGTACGGTAAGCACATACGGGTCGGGTAGTCCTTATATTTGGAATCCTGAAACAATATACGATTCAGGGAATTCTAAAACAGGCATTATCTATGGTGATTCAAGCGGTAACTACCCCTTATATTTTTCTGTCATAAGCATGAGTGGATCGAGTGTCACTATTAATACCCCAGTAACAATTAGTTCGCAGGGTAATGGGGCTTTGTACGGAACTGCTCTAGCTTACGATCCAGATTTAGGGAAAATAGGTCTTGCCTTTCGTGATGACCATACCAGTGGTACGAGTTACCAAGGATCAGCGTTTTATGGAAGTATTTCAGGGACTACGAGCACTTGGGGCACAAAGTCAACGTGGTTTTCAAGTTCTTTAGGTTCTTCTCAAACAGGTATTGGAGCTGCCTACGACACTTCCTCTAATAAATTTGCATTTGTCGGTTCTGCTAACGCAGGGAACGGAGTTGCCGTAGTAAGTACATTAGCCACCACTACTTTTACCACGGGAACCAAATACTACGTCACCACCTCCGGTGGGTTTTCGAGTTCAGCAGATAGCCCTAGCGTCAATGCGGGAATAGCAATTTCAACAACATCTTTACTTTTGAATGGAGACTCATAATGAGCCAGACTATTACAAAAAATGACGGCAACGTAAGCGTTTATCTATTTGACGACAGCGTTAATGTCGATTTATCAGCAACACCTAACGCGACTGTTAGAAATAACGGTGGTAACGATTTTGACATCGGTGACCTCAATGCCAGTAATGCAACTCTGCACACCGGAGTTACTGCTCCTGACGGTTGGGTTGGCGGCAAGCACACCTATGACGGCAGTTCTTGGGGTGATGTAGCAGGATGGGTTGATCCGGCAGCAGGAATGTTAGAGCAGGACAAGGTTCGCTATGCCGCTAATGCAACCTACAGCTCTACTTTTACCGATGCAGTACAGGCTGAAATAGATCGCATTAAAGCGTTGTAAAGATGCGTCATGGTGCTTTTCATACTAATAGTAAGTATCGGAGGGCAAGATGTATCGCGTTCTTGTGAACAGGCGTTGTGCTTTAAGGATATTAATAGATGTCTATATTTTGCTGAAAAAATAAAACAACAGCCTGACACCCCTGATATTAACGCATATTGTCAGCCAATAAATGCAGATGAAGACAGCAGGTGGTACAAATGATCGGTGAAGCTCTACTTGCAATAAAAGCCTTAGACAGCGCTTTTGTCGTTGTACAGACAGCTATTGCCAAGAAAAAAGAAGTCGAAGACATGGCCGGTGAAGTTGGCCGCTTTTTTACTGCTAAGAAAAAAGTCGAAGAGCACATGGCAAAAGCTCGTCAGGCTGGAAATGATGATCTGTTGGTAGGCTCCGCGTTAGAGGAAGCTATTACTATAGACCAGCAAGAAGAACGGATTGAAAAGATGATGGAAAAAATCCGTGACCATTATATGCGTCAAGGAAAGACACACAGATGGGGCAAGATCAAAGCTGAAGCAGCCAAGATTGAAAAGAAACGCGAAGTTAAAAGAAAACAAAAAGCAGCCGCAGAAAAAGCAGAGGATGCCTTGATACGTGACTTAGCTGTAATGTTTGCATGGCTTGTAGGTACAGTTATTTTTATCTTTGGTGCGGTATTTTTAATTTTTGGATTAGGTGGTGAGTAATGAAACTAGACCCCGTTTTACTTAATATGGCGTGTAGTTGGGCGATGAAAGCCTATAACGATGAAAATAAAGACTCTATAAAAATAGAAAGTAAACTTACCTCTACTACAGTTTACGTAGCAAAACGCAAATCCATAGACATCATAGCGTTTCGTGGGACGCAACAGGGGCGTGATTGGCTTACCGATGCGCTAGTAGTCCCAGTACCTTACGTAGGCAGGTTGTGCCACGGTGGGTTTACCGCAGCTCATGCTTCTGTTTGGGGTAAAGTAAAGAAGCACTTAGACATGAAGAAGCGTACTTTAATATGCGGGCACAGTCTTGGTGGAGCGTTAGCAGAATTAAGCGCAGCTAAACTGTGGAAAAAACACCCTAACATCAATCTGGTAACCTTTGGTAAACCTAATGTGTTCTTCAAAGGGTTCAAGCGTCCTATGGAGTTGGATAACCAAATTTCTTGTGTGCAAGGTTCAGATATGGTGGCACGCATACCGCGCCTTTGCTATGGCCCTTCTAGGTCGCAGACCATGTTGTACTTTGCTAACTCCCTGCAAGATTACATAAACCCTCCAAAAGAAGTTAGGAAGGAAGACAGAAGCCTGAAAGATGCTATCTCTGACCATTTTATGGAAGGGTATAAAGAGCGCCTAGAAATATTTTTGGATGCTCAAGACAAGATACTTAATCCAGAAGAACTTAAAGAACTCAACAAAATGATTGACGAGGTTGAAAATGCTTAGAATCGCTGCGCTGTGTGTACTAATGGCGGGATGCTCTGTATCCGAGGAAATGATAGCCAACAAGGAACTGTACTGCTCTGGTGTCTACAAAGGCATACGAGCTGTAGGCCGCGTGACCACTGAGGTTACGACAGGCATCCGAATCCCAGACGTTTGTGATACGATTGACGAAATCGTGGAGGAAGACTCCACGGGAAAGTAATTAACGAACTAGAGGCACTTATAAAAGTGTATTTGTTACTGCAATGAAATTAGGTGGATTACTCAAGTCTCTTGCCCCTACTATAGCCAGTGCAGCAGGTGGGCCAATGGCGGGTATGGCTGTCAAGATGGCCGCACAAAAACTAGGTGTACCGGATGCTACGGCTAATGAGATAGAGGATATTATCGAGCGAGAGCCAGAGAAAGCGGTGCTTCTCAAGGAAGCAGACAGGGATTTTAAAGACCGTATCCGAGAAATGGAAATTGATCTGGAGTCGTTTAAGACTGAAGTAGAGGACAGGAAATCAGCACGGGAAGCCTTTGGTTCGGATATAACTCCCAAAGCCTTTTCTATACTAGCTCTCCTACTTTATGGTGCGTATGTAATGACGGTTACACTTATGCCACACGACTCTAATGACGAGACTATTATCTCGTTGGTATTGGGGCAATTATCAGGAATATTAGGTACTTGCGCGGCTTTCTTCTATGGCGGGTCTAATGCAAAAAAATAAGATGAAGAAGCTAATTGAAATGTTAAAGCGCCATGAAGGCGTGGAGACTCATGCTTATGAGTGTTCTGAAGGAAAGATTACTGTTGGGGTGGGTAGGAATATCGACCAACGGGGCGGCATGGGGCTGTCCGAAGATGAAGTAGAATACTTGCTTGAGAACGATATTGAACGTGTTATCAAGGAGTTAGCAGAAGAGTACGCTTGGTTTAACTCGTTAGATGATGTGCGTAAAGATGCAATGATTGATATTAGCTTTAATCTTGGAGCAACAAGATTGAGAGGTTTTAAACGTGCTCTGGCTGCTATGGAAGAAGGAGACTATAAGGTAGCTGCTACCGAGTTCCTAGACTCACGTTGGGCTAAACAAGTAGGTGGTAGAGCGTTAGAACTTACTGACTTAATTAAAACAGGCGAGTATGTAGAGTAATGCCTTACAAGAAAATACAGTTTAAATCAGGAGTAGACCGAGAAAACACTCGTTATGCGGCTGAAGGTTCTTGGTACGAAACTGAAAAGGTGCGGTTTAGAAGGGGATTGCCTCAAAAGATAGGTGGTTGGGAGCGACTGTCTGCTAATACTTATCTAGGAGTAGCACGTTCCCTGCATAACTGGGCTACTTTGAGTCTTCAGAATCTTGTTTCTGTAGGTACTAACCTCAAATACTATATTGAGAAAGGCGGTGCTTATAACGACATTACCCCTATTAGAGCTACTACAGCAGCGGGAGATGTTACTTTCGCAGCTGTAAACGGCGATGCAACTCTTATTGTTACGGATACTTCACATGGAGCGACTGTTAACGATTTTGTTACTTTTAGCGGTGCTGCTTCTCTGGGCGGAAATATTACGGCTGCTGTTCTAAATCAAGAATATCAGATAGCGACAATAGTAAATACGGATTCCTACACGGTAGAAGCTAAAGATACCTCTGGTAGCACAGTTACTGCTTCTGCGGGAGACTCAGGTAATGGAGGTTCTAGCACTGTAGGTACTTACCAGATTAATATAGGAAACGAGATTGAAGTTCCGTTTACGGGGTGGGGTGCAGGTAAGTGGGGGCAAAGTACTTGGGGCAACGGTGGTACTACTCTTGCGGGAATGCGTCTCTGGAGCCAATCAAATTTTGGAGAAGACCTGTTTTTTGTACATAGAAACGGTGCTCTGTACTACTGGGATGCAAGTAGTGGCGTTACCACAAGAGGAGTGTTAGTAAGTTCTTTAGGGGGCGCATCGCAAGTACCTACCGTAGCTAATATTGCTTTTGTATCAGACATATTTAGGTTTGCTTTTTGCTTTGGTGTAAATGCCGTAGGTGCTTCAGCTTTAGACCCTATGCTTTTACGATGGTCTGACCAAGAAGACATTACTGATTGGAACCCCACCGCTACTAATCAAGCAGGAAGTCTTAGTCTTTCTGAAGGCACAGAAATAGTACAAGCTATACAGGCACGTCAAGAAGTATTGGTGTGGACTGACTCGGCTATGTACGGCTTACAGTATCTAGGTGCTCCCTTAGTATGGGGTGCAACGTTATTGGGGTCTAACATCACCATAGCTAGTCCTAATGCAGCCGTCTACTCCAACAACATTGCCTACTGGATGGGTACAAGCAAGTTTTACTATTACGATGGTACAGTAAAAACACTACCTTGTTCGGTACGTAGCTACGTATTTGACGATTTTAACAGTGACCAAGCCCAACAGGTTATTTGTGGGTCAAACGAAGAGTTTGACGAAATATGGTGGTTTTACTGTTCCTCTGGGGTGACTCGTAATGACCGTTATGTTGTGTATAACTATGTGGAAAACATCTGGTATTACGGCACGTTATCACGTTCAGCATGGATAGACTCTGACTTACGGGATTTCCCAATAGCTGCTACGTTTGATGGCAAATTAATTAATCAAGAGAAAGGCGTGGATGATAACGAAACAGGTACTCCAGCAGCCATAACAGCCAGTATTACTTCTTCTCAGTTTGATTTGGATGACGGTGACAGATTTATGTTAATAAACAAGATGTTACCTGACTTGACCTTTGAAGGTTCTACCGCAGGTTCTCCCAGTGCTACGGTTAGTTTACTGCCGTTACAGGATTCTGGGTCTGGTTATTATAGCCCTGCTTCAGTAGGAGGTAGCGACAGTGCGGCTGTTACTCGTACAGCTACAACACCGATAGAGGCTTTTACTGGCATAGTGGATACGCGGGTACGAGGTAGGCAAATGTCGTTCAAGCTAGAGTCTACAGCGGCTGGGGTTACTTGGAAGCTAGGCGTACCGCGTTTACAGATGCGTCCTGACGGCAGGAGGGGCTAGTGGCTAACGACCTTATAAATCAGGTTACTAACCCAGCTCTCCCCGTTGCTCCAAGGGAAACCTCTCTAAGCACTTACCTAGATGATTTAAACAACATTTTACGTTTGTTTTTCAATGGCCTAACAAATACTGTAAACTTGTTGTCTGGAGATTACGGGGGTCGTTTTATCAGCACCCCAAATGGTAAGTTCTTCTCCACAGTTGACCAAAATGCAGGGTCTACGGGTACTGCATACGCCATACAGTTTGAAAACACGTATCTTGGCGAAGCCATGAGCGTAGCGTCTAATACCCGAATAACCCCAACCTATTCAGGGGTTTACAACTTTGAAGTGTCGGCTCAGTTAACCAGTAATTCAGCCGCTGCTAAAACAGTTGACGTTTGGGTAAAAAGAAGTGGTACAGATGTTACTAATACTGCCAAACAGCATGTGTTGTCTGGGTCAGGTAGTATAGATGCAATTAACTATAACTTTACGATTGATGTGCAAGCAGGGCAATACATAGAGATTATGTGGGCAACTAGTGATACAGACGTAAGCCTTAACCATCAGGCCGCTTCAAGCCCAAGACCTGTAGTGCCATCAGCGATTGTGAGTGCATTTTTGATTTCAGCACTTCCAGAAACTTTACCGTAGGTAGGATATGGGTACTGCACGAAAATTAGGCGCAAACTCTATGATCCAAGTTAGTCCGGGGAATTTTATCCCTGTGTCTAATTTTGCGGGTACGAGTACAAGTTTTGCGCCACGCGGAGGGTTAGGTGCTCAAGGTGCAGGGTTTGGGTCGCTCACTGTAGGCGGTTTAGGTGCAGGGTCTAGTGGTATGACTGGGGGTGGTGGCTCGTATGTTAGTCCGGGGCAAGCTACTGTTCCAACTGAAAAAGAACAATACAATATTAGAAAAGGCGCAGTTAAAAAAGCATTAAATAATTTAAGTAACGCTATAGCTGATGCCAGAGCTTTTGATAAAGGCGCTTCAGGACTAACTACAGAACAAAAACAACAGGCTGTTACTGATGCTCGTAAAGAAGTTGAAACTTTAGGGATTACGAGAGATGAAATAGAAAGTTTTAATAAAGATCAAGGCAGAGAAGTAATATCCCCACGAGTTGTAGAAGGGAATCTTTTAGATAAAGCTGGTGATTTTACCCAAGATGCGGGTCAAGAACTCATAGACCTTATAGCCACTGGAGGTCAAAAGTTTTCCGATATTATAACGCTAGGACAAGGCCCAGAAGTTGCTCAAACTTTACTTAACCCTATCTCTATTCTTACGGGTGGTCTTGGTGGAACTATTAACTACGGGGAAAGTGGCTCAACTACACCGTTAATACTTGGTACTCAACCCGGCACAGGACAACAAGTTGGCCTTTCCATACCAGACCCCCGTTACATTTTTGAAGGTGGATTACCGGGATTGCTTGGTGGTCTAGGTACGTTAGGTACAATGGCTGGAGCTGCATCCTTTACTGATGATAAAGCTGATCCTGCTAGTGGAGTGGGAACTTCAGCCGCCAGTGTATTGGCAGCGGCAAATGCAGGAGATGATAAAGATAAAACTACAACCACAACACCACCTGCGGGCGGTGCAACATCGGCAGACACTGTTAAAGCTGTTGATATTGCAGGAGATATGACATCAAAAGGCGATGCCGTAAAAACTGGTGCGTTGGGTGTTGATATTGGTAGTGATCTAAGCGAAAAAGACAAAATAAAAACGGGAAGTATCGCATTGAACACGGGAGACCTATCTTCCGAGGACTTAGAAGTAGCTGACATCATACGTACTAACGCAGGGACAGATGTAGGTCTTATTTCCCCTGTTAAAACTAGTGAACCTGTAAAAACTTCTACTGCTGGTGGTGGAGCTGCTAGTGGTGGCAGTGGGATGCCCGCAGGTGGCGGTGGGACAGGGACAATTTCTGGTGGTCCCGGCCCGCTAGTCGATATAGACTATCTATATGATATGGCAGGAAGTTTAGCTCAACCTTTTTTAAGTACAGAAGATGAAGACGAGGAAGACCTTAAAGTTTACGCGAAAGGTGGTGGACACGTGAAAAGATTTAATACTGGGACTCAAGTAAGTGCTTATCCCCCTCAGAGTTTAATACCCGAAGAAGACGGTGGAACAATGAAAACCGGAGGTAAATTCAGCTTCCGAGATTTTATTGACCAGAACGCAAAGACTATTGCAGGTGGTTTGGTAGGGGGTTTACTAGGGCTTAGTGACGACAGCGGGGGAAGTGGTCCTGTAGGTTACCAAGGCGGTATCCCTGATTACAGATTTAATAGAACACTAAAAGACGATGCGTTTAGCAATGTATTAGATGCACAAGGTAATAGAATTAACCCGTTAGCCGCCACAGAAACTAGCACTATGCGTAGGCCCGGAAGCATGGGCAGGTCTTACTTTGACTACGGAGATGAGCTTTTTACTGGGACAGGCACTATGCAAGGCGTGGGGCTTCCCTCTCTTGTAGAAACTGATACTACTGCTACGACAACTACAGGTTTACCTCCGGGTTTTACCTATACCCCTGTATCTGATGTAGATACTACAGAAGGTGCGTTTGGTGGTGCGGGTGCTGTCGATACAGGGATTGGAGCTGTTACACCTGTTGCTGGTGCGGCTGTTGCTGGTACTGGTGCTGATGTTACAACTCAAGTTGAGCCTACAGACTTACAAAAGTTTAATACTTTTTTAACTCCTTTCTACGGTAAAACACTTACTAACGACGATCTTTTAAATCTAGGTGGTCAAGAAGTTTACAACGTTAATCAAATAGGCACAGCTCTGGGCATAGACCCAGATGTTCTGGCTAAAGCCATAGCAAACGCTCAAAATTTAAGTGCAGCATTAAATGCAACTACTGATGACGCTGCTGCTACCACTGACGATAATGCTGTTGACGCACTTACTCAGTTTGCATCAAAGTTCGCAAATAAAAATTTAACAGATGCTGATTTATTAGAAATAGCGGGCAGTGATTTTTCTACTACCGAATTAGCAGGTAAGTTCCCCACTTTAAGCGCAGACAATTTACAAGCAGCTATTACGGGAGCACAGAATAGAGAAACTGTTGCGAATACGTTTAGTTCAGTAGATGCAACCGATGGAATTCAAGATACAGAAAGAAATGATTTAGTTGATCTTATAAAAGACAAAAAAGCTACCATCGGTGACGTAGCTACAAATTTTAATGTGGATGTTGTAGATGTAGTAGCTGATTTGGTTAATAACGGAGACATGACGCTAGAAGAAGTTACAAAACAAGTATCAACAATACAAAGCCCAACAGATTTAGCTGTGCAATTATTACTGCAAGATAAAACTACACCTGCGCTTTTAGCAGCACAAAATGAAGACTATACCGAGAAAGAGATAGCAGATGCTTATAATTTTATTACTAACAGTAATAAATATGCTCAAGGTGGCTCTTTAAATAACTATTATTTAGGTGGACCTACAGACGGTATGGCCGACCTTATACCTGCTAGTATAGATGGAACACAACCCGCCGCGTTAAGCGATGGGGAATTTGTAATACCTGCTGATGTCGTTAGTCATTTAGGTAATGGCAACTCAGATGCAGGAGCGAACCAATTAATGTCAATGATGGATAGGGTGCGTAATGCTCGTACAGGGACAACTAAGCAAGGTACGGAAATAGACCCTATGAAAATGATGCCAGCTTGAGGTACTAAAATGACAACACCAACAGCAACAGGATTAGAAACTTCATTATCTCCCTACGCTGGCCCTTATGTGTCAGAGATGTTGGGAAGGGGCGCGGCACTAGCTAATTTGCCGTATACCGCCTACCAAGGACCGTTAACAGCCGGACCTTCTTCCTTACAAAGTCAAGCATTTCAAGGACTTGCCTCGTTAGGAATGCCACAAGCGTCAGCCGCTGGGTCGTTTTCAGGTGCAGGGTACACTCCTCTTACTCCTACTCAGTTAACTGAGGGAGCACAACCCAGTTTTACTCCTGCAAGTGACAATGTAGTACAACAGTACATGACACCTTACCTACAAAGCGTGCTTCAACCTCAATATGATGCAGCCATACGTGACGCTGAAATGGCGCAACAAGCCTTGCAATCTCAATACAGCAGAGCAGGTGCATTTGGAGGGGGTAGACAAGCTGTTGCAGAAGCAGAATTAGGCAGAGGGCTTCTGGATAGACTAGCAGGTATAACAGGACAAGGTTACCAGCAAGCCTACACTGATGCACAAAATATGTTTGGTAGGGATAGAGATTATGGACTCCAAGCGTTACGTGCTCAACAAGTTGGTGGTGATACTCAAAGACAAATAGACCAACAAGGGATAATGGCTGATATAGCGCAGTTTGAGCAAGAACGTGATTTTCCTTACAAGCAAACGCAGTACATGCAATCTCTATTGCAGGGTCTACCTATTTCAACGCAGTCTTATCAATATGCTGCACCAAGTGATACGAACAGATTTGTTGGCGGAGCTAGTGAAGTATTAAACCTTTTGGATAGGTTAAACTTTCTCCCTTCTTAAGAGGATAAAAAATGGTAATGCAACAAGCAGGTATAATTGATCCCCGTGCGCTTCAACAAGCTCGACAGAATCCTCGTGTGCAAATGGCAGAAGGGTTGGCAAGCAGTGGTATTGCAGGTGCATTGAAAGAGCTAATTGATGACAGGGTAACAATGGAAGCAATGGAGCTAGTCGCCGCTGCGGATAGAGATGAAGCAGTTAAAATGACTGATAAGCCCAGTATCAAAGACAGTAATACACAGGGTATTAATCAGCTTGTGCAGACACTTGCCCCCGGAATGCAACTACGGAACAACCAGATACAAAAAGCGCAAATGCAAAAAATGCTAGGTCTAGGCGGTCAACCTGCCCCCAACATGCGTATGGCTGACGGTGGGATTGTTGGGTTTGAAGAAGGAGATAAAGTTGAAGGCAATAATTTTAGTCGGCATGAATTTATGTATGGTCCAATACTCAGGAAACTAGGGATAGGCCCAATGTATGACTTTGGTGGTGGGCTAAACGAAGACTTTATGAACAGGAGAAAGAAACGAGCTGCTGTAGAAAAGTATGGACCAGATGCTGCTATGCCAGTAGGTAGTAATCAACCTATACCTATGCTTATGCAAAAGTATGGTAGTAAAAGGGTAATGGAATTTTTTGACAGACAAAAAGAATTAAAAGAAGAAAGTAAGTCTGTAGCGCCTGAGTATAGAGATGCTTTTAATAATAAAGAAGCTCTCTTTATATCAGACTTTTCTGACATGTTAGAGGATATAAACCAAGCTCAAAGTGGTCCCTTAGATATTAGTGAAGAGGCGGGAATGGGTTTGTCTCCTATGGCTCCTATCCCTACCCCATTAAACGCCATTAGAAGACCCCAAAGAGGTTCTAAAATGGCAGACGGCGGTATCGTTGCACTCAAGGAAGGTGGCTTTCCAGACCTAAGTGGAGATGGAAAAGTTACGCAAAAAGATATTCTTATGGGTCGTGGTGTAGTGGATAAAGCACAGGGCGGCATTGTTGGTTTTGATAACGGCGGTTCTGTTATTCCTCAAGTGGGTATATTTGGACCAGCGATATATGACTTCACTGATTTTTTGCTTAGTAAGGGTATAGAAAACATAAGTGATTTATCCTCCAGTGCTATTGAGAATCTAACAAGAGAGTTTGAAGAACAGAAAGCAGCAGGGGATGCCCGTGCTGAATTAGCAGATATGGGAGATGCACCGGGATCAAGAGGTACTCCACAAGCTAGACCTGAAATTGCAGAAGTTGTAGAGCGTGAAGCGGTATCTACTGGTAGACCTCCTGTAGAACAAATGGGTAATTTAGAACAAGTTTTAAGAGGAGGAGTATTAGGACTCCTTGATAATATTAAACGAGAACCGGGTTCTACTCTAATGGCAGATATGGGGGATGCACCGGGATCAAGAGGCACTCCACAAGCTAGAGCTGATAAAGTGACCACAACTGATTTCCCTGAAATACCAGCTTATTTATATGAAGCCTCTCCAGAAGAACTGGCATCTGCGGATCGTGAACAAACTCTACCAGCTCAAACAGATGATAATTTAAGGTTACCAGTAAGGTTGCCGGGTGCTGACCTAAGAGACTCTGTAGCTGGTGCGGCAAAAGATTTAGCTCAAGACTTGTTTATGGGTGGATATTCAGCAGAGGAACTATTAGACAGAACTATGCCAACTAGAATGCAAGCCTTTAGAGAGGGGCGTGGTCTGCTAGACTTAGACGAGTATGAAAGAGGTGCTGTTGGTAGAGAAATGCTTACTTTTGTACCTAGTTATTTAAATACTATATTGTACCCCAACCCTGAAAACGAAAGGTTAGGTACTGCTACTCTTGGAGGAATCGCAGAAAGTGTGGAACCAACGGCAAGAGGGTTCTTAGGTCTTGGCCGTAGGGAACAAGCGCAAGACGAAACGGAAGCAGCTAAAAATATAATTGCAGAAGGTGGGACTCCTACTGGACAGGTAAATCTTGAAGCACCTTCAATAGAAGAAGAAGGTATTCAAGTTGGGGACGTTGCGCCGTCAGTGAAGAAGGGAACGGAAACGGCTGAACAGGTACAAGCAGGTCTTGCTGCTTTTGACAGTGATGTATCTACAGGGACAGGAACAGGAACAGGAACTGGAACAGAAAGTGCTGTCAATGCTCTTGGCGCACTTGAGTTAAGCGGAGAGGGTAGTGGTGCAGGTTTAAGAGACCAAGTAAAACGTATTATAGACAGAGAAGAAGACCCAGTGCGTATAGCTCTCGATTTTGGAAGAGCTTTTGGTAAAGGTAATACACCATTCCAAGGACTACAACTGGGAGGCGAAGTACTAGACGCTGCTGAGAATAAACTTGATACGCAAATAACTGCACTAGAAAGACTAATCCAAGCTGCTGATATTACTGATGCTCAGATGAGAATAGCGCAGGAAGAACTAGCAGTTAAACGGGAGCAAATCGACGCTATACGTTCTGGTAATCTATACGATCTTCTTGCGTCAATAAATACTAACTTAGAACGCCAACGACAATTTTCTGCGGGGTTTGGGCTTGATGTAAGTGAGGAAGTAAGAGAGCAGTTAAGTCCCTTTAATAACGCACCAGCTTATAACCAAGTGGTAAGTGAAGTACAGGAGGCATTTAGGCAACGAGGTATAGACCCAGCGCGTAACCAAGACCAATATCAAAGTGCTTTAAATAGGGCACTGGCTGTAAAAGCACAACAGTTAGATGCGGAGTTAAGAGGTGGCTTTTGATACAAAAGGAGCATTGGCAGCAGGTTTTTCTGAAGCAGATATCGTAAAGTATTTGTCGGAAAAAACAGGCTTTGATCTTGCGGGTGCTCAAGCCGAGGGCTTTGAAGAGTCTGCTATTTTAGACTATGTATTAAATAAAGTTAATCGCCCCAGTACACCTTCATTTACATCTCAACCAACACAACAAACACAATTTACTAGTGTAGATGATATTGTAGGATCGGTGTTACAAACATACCCAAGCACTGGTTCTGGTTCTGGTTTTTTAAGGCAGACCGCAGATATCCCTGTTCAATTCCTAAAGGGAACAACTACAGGACTAAAGTATATTACTGACGCATTCGGTGCAGATAACACCTTATCTCGCTCTTTAAGTGGCGCAGAAGACTTTTTTGATGACCTCCTTTCTGCACAGGCTAAACAGGATCAACAAGAGATATCCCGTATTATGCAGGAAGCAGAAGATAAGGGGATGAAGGAGCAAATCTTAGCGGGCCTAGAGGCTTTTGCTACTGCTCCAGTAGACTTAATATCTAACGCTTTCGGTACTTCTGTTCCTACTTTGGTTGCTGGATTGCTTGCCCCCGGAAGTGCTGCCGCTTTAACAGGCCGTGCATTAACTGCTGCTCAAAAAGCTAGGATAGGTGCTGGTGTAGCTACTGGAGTAGGTACGTTAACAGGCTTGGGTATTACTAAAGATGCTACCTACGATGCTGTCTTCCAAGAACTAACTAACTCAGGTGTATCAGAAGCAGAAGCTAAAAGTGCAGCACAAGAAGCACAGGAATATGGTGGAGAGAATATAGACAATATTCTTTTAGGGGGTGCGTTGGGCGCACTTGCTGCAAGGTTTGGTTTAGAACGAGCTGTATTTACTACCAATATTGGGAAAAAGTTAGCTGGGGAAGTTACAGAAGAAGGGCTAGATAAGCTACTTAAAAAAGGAGTTATCCCCACGGCAACACGCACAGCTTTAGAAGAGGCAATCCCTGAAGCTCTACAAGGTGGACAGGAACAGTTTACACGTAATATAGCACTGCAACGCCAAGGGTTTGATGTGCCGTCTTTTCGAGGCGTGACTGGTGGAGCTACGCTAGAAGGTATAGTAGGCACTCCAATAGGTGCTTTGGCAGGGGTGCGTGAAGCCAGTATTTACAACCAAGATACTGCGGCCCTACGTAACTTACTTGCTGACGATGCGGATACAGCGGTAGAAGAAGACACCACTGAAGAGATAGAGATAATAGACCCAAATGAGTTAACTGAGGAAGAAACTTTTGAATTATATACTGCGTACGAAAAAGCAGAAGACGCAGAGATAGACAGGGTAGATAGACTTGAAGAAGAAGAACTAGCAGCTTTAGATGCAGGGGAGGAAGTCACCCGTAAAAATTACGTGCGTGTGGGTAAGTATTTTGTCCCACAAGACATGGGAAATGTTGGAAGTCTGACAGAGGAAGATTTAACTGAACGTATAGAGCGTGTGTTAGAAGCTAGAAACAAAATGAATGCCCTTGGTAGGGGTATGTCACGCTCGATTGACTTGGTTAATGAGTTAGAAAAGATTGAAGCTATACAAGATGCTGATGCAAAAAGAAAAGCATTACAAGATAAAAACCTAACAGGAGAGCAATTACTTGTCGAGTTAGAAGCGGCTAAAAAAAATGCTGCTTCATTTAACGAATTTGTTATGCAACTAACAGGAAAGGAACCACTAGATGCTTCCTATAAGAACGCTCAAAAAGCAGCGTTAGAAGCGGAGCAGGAATCCTATGCTGAAGCAGAACGTAATATAAGAAGGTTTAACACAGATAACGCCGCTAAAATACAAAGACTATTAGACACTAAAGCGGAAGATTTGACCCGACAAGAGCGTGCAGTCAGGCGATACTTTAGTAAGAAAGGTATACCTAAAGACGGACGAGAAGTAGCACTGTTAAGTATAGCTGCCGATGTAGCAGAGGGAGATGCTACAGTTGACGAAATTAAGCAAAGCAGAGAACAACAACCCAATATCCCTAGTGATGAGTTAATTGACGATGCGTTTAATGATTTTATAGGTGAAAAACGCCAAGGTAGATTAGCTCCTACAAAACAAAAAGACGCAGTACTTGCAAGGCAATGGATAGAAGATAACTTGCAGGGCACTCCTGCAACACAGCTTAATGAAGCCTTGGACGCATTTAAAACAGAACGAAAGCAATCCATATTAGGGTTAGCTAGAGCACTTAGACGCTCTAAAAAAATTACAGAAACACAGGCTAATACTGGTGTCCTACGCGCAGGGATACCTAAAGGAGAGGATTTTGGAACGGTTAGAAGTGCAGAAGTCCCTCCAGTTGATACAGGACGAACAACAGATCAACAGGCTGAAGCAGAAGCTCTTCAACAGATGGGGCTTAAACAACAGCCTCGCAGCGAAGCGCGTAAAAAAGAATTCAATCGGCTAAAAAGAGAAGCTAAAACAAAGATAGACGAAGAATTTGCTGAAGCACAACAAGGTATAACTAGTGAAGATATCGCGGCACAGGTGAAACGCCAAGGTATCACTTTCCCTCAAGACATTCCTAATGAAGTAAGAGAAGTAGCAGAACGGGGTAACTTAAATCAAACCATAGAGCAATTGTTAAAAGACGAACCAAAAGAAATACAGATTTTATTACGGAATATGAGAAAGATGGCTGCTAATACTAAGATACGTATAGCACCTCTTCCTGAATCGCCCAGAGGAGGAATGTTTGATGAGGGTGCAAATGAAATTGTATTGGACCCAGAGAGAGGGTTAAACAAAAAAGTATTTTTCCATGAGTTAGCACACGCTGCTTTGTCCCGTAGGTTAGACAATCCTGATTCAAAAGAAGCAGAAGTATTTTTTAAGTTTTTCAGCCAAATACAATTACAGATGAGTGGCTTCTATGGCGGTAAGGATTTACACGAGTTCGTGTCTGAGTTTATGGGTAATGAAAATTTTCGCGCTTTACTTAAAGACTTAAAAGCACCAAGAAGTGATAGCTTTTATAAACGAGTCATAGACGCAATACTTGAATTTTTTGGTATTCGTGAAAGGCAAACCGCATACGACAAAGGGTTTGAGTTTATTGAAGAAATTGTAAACCTTGGTGCAGAAAGTGAAGCACCCCCTATCGAAAGAGTATTCTTTTCCAATGTTACTCCTGATGTAGTAGGTGAAGAAGCTGCAAAGCTACCACCTTTGAACAAAACAAAAATAAACAAAATGACTGAAGCGGTTAGTGAAAGCCGTCCTCTTACAAGAGCTATATTTAAAGCCTTACGTATGGATAACTTTGTAGAGTTATATGGGAAATACATACCCAGTTTAAAATTTATTACAGATGCTGTAGAGAAAAAACAAGGTTACCAAGAAAACAAAATTGAAGAGAGTCAAGAGGTCTACAAAGGGTTAGTAGCTTTTGCCAGAAGGTTTCAAAGGCAAAGTGAACAGTTAGGTGATCTAGCAAATCAAATTCGTTTAGATGAAGTAGACATACTTGACCCTAATTTTATTACCAAGTACATAGACCAAGTAAAGAAACGAAGCGAAGACAATAAACCTCCTTCACAGGCAGACATAGAAACTAAGAAAGAAGCCATTAAAAAACACAAAGAAACTTTACAACGACTCGATAAACAAACAAATGGGCTTGCTAGTAAAGTATATAAGAAGTTAAGAACTGAATACGATGGGATGTTTAAAGAGTACAAAAAGTTTGTATTAGGAACCATAAAAAATGAAGACTTACGCGATAAAGTAAGACAAGATTTTATTGCTAATGAACCTGTAGCGGGGTATGTCCCTTTCAGAAGGTTTGGAGAGTTCATTCTTCAGTACATGGATGCTGATGGTAACTACACGGTAGAAGCATTTGAATCTTACAGTGATCGAAGAAGAGCTATTCAACGGTTGGGTTTGAAGAAGTCTGTTGAAGAAGGAAGCGAACTTACAAAAGAAAATCCGTTAAACCAATATATAATAACAAACAGTGTGCAAAACACTAGTTTTAAACCCATTGCAGGGACTGAACATTTTCTTGCAAAAGTTTACCAAAACATGGACAAAAATTTAACAGACGAACTACGAGCGCAAAATAAAACACAAGAAGAAATAAAGGAAGCAATCAAAGGTTTAGATACACAAAAGCAAGCTATGTACGAAACTTATTTAGATATGTTTCCTGAAAACTCTTTGGTGAAAGGTTTTAGAAAAGCGCGTAATGTTCCGGGGATGTCAAATGATTTAGCCCGTGCTTATGGAGAAACCTCTGTTAGGTTTGCTCGAAAAATGGCTAATACTGTATACAATGGAGAACTATTAAATGCGTTTGATAGAGTAAGAGCAGAGACAGCTAATTATGAAAGACGCTATGGCGATAAAGCCAATGTACCTGATCCCTTAACCATACAAGCATTAGGTAATGAAATTGATTCTCGTCAAAACTTTACAGTAAACCCGCAATACTCTACTCCTATTAGACTAGCCTCAACAGGAAGTTTTACTTTATTTCTTGCAGGTAATATATCTTCTGCATTAATTAACTTAACGTCAATACCGTTACTAGGACAACCCCTACTTAACCGTGATTTTGGTGGGCGAGAAGTAGCTGCTTTAAGTAAAGCGATGGGTCTAGCGATTAACAATAAATGGCAAACAAGCAAAGATTACAAAGCGTTGTATAAGAAACTTATGGACCACGCCCAACTGCGGCACACGATGAACAGGGAAATACAAGAAGGTACTCAACAAAGCACTGAAGAGTTTAATACTCTTACTATGAAAGTAATGAATATTTTATCTATACCTTTTTCTGCAACGGAGAAATATAACCGTGCAACGATAGGTATAGCTGCTTATAACCTAGCCAAACAAAACCCAGATCGTTTACCTGAACAGTATCGTGGAGAAGAGGGAGCTTTAGAGTACGCACTTAAAGTTGTTAAGGATGTAAACACATCTGGTATGGCAGCAACGGGTCCAAGGTTGATGCAAGGAGATTTTGCGGGGGGTCTTGGACGAGCAACGTTTACCTTTAAATCTTTTATATGGCAAAGTGCTTATGTAACGGCGAGGGCTTTTTACCAATCTGTTAAAGGGGAAACACCTGCTGTAAAACTAGCTGCGTTCAGACAGTTAATGTTTATATACGGAATGAGTTTTGGTGTAGCAGGTGTATTTGGTATGCCTTTCTTTGGCGCTGCGGCTACGATGGCTAATATGATAATGGCTATGGAAAATGCGTTAGATGATGAAGAGGAAGAACCTTTTAATTTACGCCGTGCTGTAATGGATATGTATCCTGAATGGGTTACTAAAGGCCCAACTAACTATCTGAGTAACATAGAATTTTCCAACCGTGCCAGTGTAGCAAATGGTTTACTATTTAGAGAAGACCCCTATGAGATTGAAAAGTTTGGGTATGTAGGCGCGGCAATGATGCAAGCCTTTGGACCACTAGGTAATTTTGCTCGTAACGTGCCTTACGGTTTTGACTTAATGGCAAGAGGAGAAATTGCACGAGGGGTAGAACAGTTCTCCCCTAGCTTTCTGCGTAATGCTTTTAAAACGTATCGGTACATGGACGAAGGTGTCGTTAGTTCAGATGGACTACCTATCATGGAAGACCTAGATGGATGGCTTTTAGCAAAACAATTTCTTGGGTTTAGTCCTGCTAACCTATCTAGTATCTATGAAACTCGTGGTCTTGTTAAAGATTACGAAAATAAGGTAATGAACCGCAGACAAGCGCTATTGGAAGCACGTTTTAATGCTTTAACGGCGAGAGATTTTACGGAAGTAAATCGAATAGACCAACGTATAAATCAGTTTGCAAGCATATACCCTCGTTTGATTAACCCACGCACGTTAGAAAGTTCTTTTAAATCAAGAGCTTCTGCTCTTAGAGAGTACAAGTATGCGTTACGTTTTGATAAAAACTTTTTACCTTATGGACAAAAATACTTTGACCGTTTAGAGCCTTCTCTTTAAACCCGCCACACACGAATCCCCCGGACATCATCTTCTATAACTACTTTAGTAGTCACATTATACTTAAACTTCCGGGTTTCATTAACAATTATAGAACGCGACTTCTTGGGGTCTAAGCAAGGGATGAAAAAAGACCACCCCTTCTTAAACTTCTTCCAGTTTATCTGATACGTCACCTTCTCCACTTCCACCTTCTTTCTGCTCCTCTACCATTTTATTTACATCTACAAAGTCCGAGTGGGTGCAGTCAAAAATCACACAGCGTACGGCTGATGACGTAATAGACATACCTTTAGACAAACGTTTGTTGTCTGTGCCTTTGCACATACCTGATGCTGTTTCCTGCTTGATAAACGACCTGTAATCCACTTGGTAATCCATGCAGTCTTTCTTGAAGTTAGACACAGGGATAAACATGAGCCTCGTATCCGGTTCATAACGTATGATAAGTTCGCCTCGTGGTTCAACGTCCGGTGCTTTAGGCTTCTGGCTGCGCTTATCTATGTCATCGTTAACTACCAACATGTTGTGGATATGTCTGTTAATAAAATCTCCAACAATAGCACCCCCATTGTTGACAGGTGCTTGAGTGTCCTTCTTCATTTCTGCGAGAACTGGCACTACTTCTTTGTAGATGCGACCCATATCGTAGTCAATTAACTTTAGCTTCCGTGCGATTATGCCACCTGTTATGTTAGCAGCTATAATGGCTGACCAGTTTCGTTCTCTACTGGTAAGTTTAAGTTCCTTGTCTATCTTCTGCTGTACCTGTTTTAGTAACTTCTTTACTTCATCCATGTCAGAGATAATGTACTGCATGTAATCAACAATCGCATGACCATAGTTTTCGTTTAACTGATGGTCAAACATAGTCTTACCTTCCTCGGTAGAAATAATGTTTTGATTTGTGTAAGGGATGCTAAACTCAATAATACGCATCATCTCTCCATCAGGAGAGTTCTTTTCTATCTCTAGCTTCTGATAAAACGATGCGTTAGATGTGGTTAATGAAATAGTATTCCAAGTAATTTTATTTACACGTAATTTGTTTTCGTACGGGTCGCCCTTGTCTTTACCCTTTCCTTGTGATGCTAGGTAAGCAAACTGAGAAAGCACTTCTGGTTTCATGTTGGTAAGCTCGTCCATTGTGTTTACCACGTTGTTAAGTAGCCCTAGCTTAGTAATCTTAGCTACTGCGGTGTCCTCTGGGTTACCTAATAACAATTCAGGGTGACCACATACACTGTTAGCCATCCGCAATACAGTTGTCTTACCTGTACCTGCGCTGCTATGTATAAGGTTGATAAGTGCCCCTTTCTGTCCTGTAAACTTGAGTAAGGGTGCGCCGAATCCGGTTAGTGCAGCAAAGGCTTGCACCTCAAGGCCCGGACGGTCATACAGGTTCATCACCTCTTTCCATTTTTCTAAAGTCCCTGCCGAGTCCATGTAGGGAGCGATAGCCTCAGTAACACTAGATGCAGGAGTGTGATATACACCGTCTACAGTTATTTCCCTCTCTCCTACTACAAATTTTGTATCGTTTTCATGCCATCCAAATTGTACTCTCATAATATCTGCCTTTCTTTTTACCTGTAACTCCTTGATTGATTTAATAATAAACTGTGTTATTAACTTAGCTTGCGACTCGTGAGCTACTACACCATGCTTGGCAAGTTCTCCTTTGAGTGCGCGACTCTCGGTTATAATCTTGTTCTGTATTACAAAGGTTTTTACACCGTCTTGCGGAGTCTTAAGTACGAATACCGCAACGTCACCCAGTTCAGGGTCACACATCCTTTTCTTTACATATAAATCGTGTTCGTAAACTAACGTA